TCTTCAATCTTCAGTAGTTGACCACCATTGGCAATGACAGCAACGACTTCAATGTATCCTTCTTGGTTGTCTTCAGGCGAATCTTCAACCAACTCTGCAATATCTTCGTCTTCACCAAGGTCTTGGCGGATTGCTTCATTGTAAAGATAACGAGGCACTAAACCATAATATTTAGTTAGTCGGACTTTATCGTCATTGTAAATTGTCAGTTCTTGATCTGGTTCAATATTGACTTCAGGATACGCCATATCAATTGGAACATCACGATAGACCCCTTGCTCGACCAAGATTTCAACTTGGTGTTTAGGAACAAACTCATCAATCGCAACGCCTAAGGCATCATCAATACTGGTAGCAACAGGATCAATGAGGAAATTCTGCGGGAGAACAGGCTTGAGTTTAACGACAAACCGTTCTCTAGTTTCGACACCAACTGCTTGCATTGCACCGTCCATAATCGGACGAGTTGCAGGAGCCATCTCTTTCATCTCATCGACAACTAGTTCGGCGATACCAGTACCGAACACCGCAGAGTTCAAAATACACTCAGAGACGTTCTTACGAATCTGTGTGCGTTTAAAGTCTTCCTCAAGTTGACGCTTAAGGACAGTAATGTCATTCTTGTTCTGATCTTGTAAATCATCACGAATGTCGAAGAAATTACCACGACCAAAAGTTGCTTCTTCAACTTCAGACACTGAGGACTCAACAGCTTGCTGTAGTGCTGGAGCAATGAGCTTAGAACGTTCAGAACTTCTTAGGCTGTCTTCTTGTGCCCAGATACCACGCCATAGTCGGTAATACTCTTCAAACTTTTCAGAGTAGTTACTTTCGTAGTGGTCTCTCCAGTTCTCACACTTCGCCATAATCCACCCTGCGGCATCGGCTTCGTAGAGTCCTTTGTAGTCGTCGTTATCAATCATATCCTATCCTATTGTTACTTTTTAGTAACCTGCTACTGGGTCAAGAACTTCAAACTCGTCTTCTTCGTAATCGTAGTAGTACGAGACTTTTGCTAATTGGTCTATGTACGCTAAAGCGTCCACCAGGTCATCGTGAACAAGTTGGTTTGGGAATTGAAATAATTCATCAAGGAACTGCATATTCCACTCACCTTCATTTAAGATAATCTGGCCGTGCTCAAAACGTCCTTGCAGTGCCCAGACAACACGATCAGTCTTTTTCTTGTTGCCGTGGGTGAGTTCCTCCACTCTGAAGAATCTCTGTTTTGATTTCATTAAGTCTGTCAAATAAGGCAGTACCGCATTCTTTAATGCCCCTTTTTCGATACCAACTGCTAGAGGTTGATAGTGATCGACAGCATCGAATATTTTCTTGGCGGTTTTCTTGATATCCCATCGACCAGCAATAATTTCTGATACCCACCACCCTTGCTCGTTGGCCTTGACAATTGCTATGGCTGTTTGGTCTAACTTCTTAGACTTGGATTTAGTCGCATTTTCAATATCAGCAAAACCTGCCAAATCCACTGCAATGTAGTAATCACCAAACTCAGGTTCTTCAGTGTCAAACTTGACCCAATCTTCTTTAAAGATTTCTGAACCCTGGGCTTCAAACGATGCAAGAAATTCTTGTCGAAACGCATAAGACGACATTGACTTCTTAGCTGTATCAATTTCCTCAGGGTCTAAAAGAGGGTTGTCGTAAGACGTAAAGTGCCAAGCCTTGTAACTATCGTCATCACCAATCTCAGCATACTTGTACAACTCATAGAAGTGATTACGGCCCATAGGTGTTCCTATGAACATCGCTTGACCCTTCTGGTCAGCCAGGGCAGGTCTTAAGATCTGTTCCCAGACCGATGGCTTCATATCCGCATATTCGTCCATCACAAGGAACTTAAGGGATACACCACGCATTGTCTCTGGTCTATCAGCACCCTTCAGAGAAATCGTACAACCATTAATCAGAGTAATCTGAAGATTGTTGATGTGAGAGTTCTTGATGACTGGGTGGCCTAGTTCTAACAGAGTAGACCACATAATGTCCCTAGCCTGTCCTTGCGTAGGGGCTACATAAAATACATGGCCTCGTTCAGTCTGTAAGGCGTTAATGATTAACAACCAAGCAGCTAGACGAGACTTACCAGTCCGACGACCAGCAGCAACAATCTTAAAGCGAGTTGAGTCGCTAAAGACATCCTGTTGCCACGGTAGGAGTTCTACATTGAGTTCTGTAGACACTTAGGCTTTCGCTGCCTTCATAATCTCAACGAGTTCTTTTGACCGACGACCGACTTGCTCATACCAACGAGAGTCAATCATCTCATCACCCGCACGAACATAATTACCTTCATTGACAGCAGTAATCATATTCTTAAATTTACCTAAGCGATTACGCCCAAGGTTAAACGCCATGTTGACACAGACTCTTTGGACATCTAAAGGCTGACTGTCTAAGTTCATAAAAATTGCACAGGCATCACTGTAGGCGACCTTGCAGTCTTCTTCAAACACATCAAGGATTCTTGAGTCTTCCACAGGAGTACCGACAGGCCACGAGTGCTCCATATCTGTCTCGACAACCATATGACCGATACCAAAGGTAGGATAACCTTCAGAGCAGAGATAGATCTCACCAACGTACCCTTCGTGGCGGATTAGGTCTTCTTTTACAATTTCCATCAACTCATTATTCATTGTCTTCAATTATCTCCGCATCAATAATATCATTTTCTGTAACTTTAGCGTCACCAATGCCACTAATTGTGATCGACACTGAAGGACGACCACCATTCTCTTTGTCTTTATCAAAATAACTAATCGGAAGCATTCGATCCATTAAGAGCTTCCAAGCAGCAGCTTGATTTTTATGATCGTCATCTAAAGCAGCATTGAGAATACTGTCTAAGACCTTTCTGGACTTAGGAGACGCTAATAGACGAGCTTTAAATTCATTGATGGCCGAAGCGTCACCTTTAGGGCGACCAATCTTTCCTCTTTGTCCTGCCTTTTTAGATTCGACAAGACTCTTCTTAGGACGACCACGTTTCTTAGGTGTTGTTTCTTCGACAACATCTTGGTCTTTTAATTCTGACATAAGTATTTTCCATATCGGGTACTTAAGATTACACGAGTTTGTTTGATTAGTTCTTAATGACAAAACATAAAGATAAATCAAAGAGGATAGAAGTAATAATTTTAATGAGTGCTCAAGCTGTTGCTCGTTATTACTTAAGATAGGATTATTATAGCATAAAAAATCCTAAATGTCAACCCCTAAGGAGTAACTTAAGTTAAAAAAGTAGTAACTAATCACTATACTTCTAGAGTATACCCCCGATTTGTACTCTTGTCAACCCCCTAAGCCTACTTTTGTGTTCTTTTTTTACATAAGCATATAAACATATCTTTATATAAGGATATCTTTATATTCCAAAGTGTTACATTATAACACATAGGTGATATTTTTGTGTGACTTTATCACATTTAAGTGATAATTATTGAGTAATTCTTGAGCAGTTCTTGAGTAGTGCTTGAGTAGTGCTTGAGTAGTGCCTAAGAAGTTACTTTTTTTTCAAATTGGGCTTTTGTTGTGCCTGAGTGGGTACACTCAAATATCTCAAGCAGCCCTAGACGCCCCCGCCCCCATCTTAAGCCCCGCCTAAGTTGCACCAAAGCAGTGCATAAGCAGTACCGATGCACCAACCTGGTGCTTAAGCTGCACCAAAGTGGTGCATAAGCTGCCATGCTTAGGAGTGCTTGAGTAGTGCTTGAGAATTGCTTGAGTGGTGCTTGAGTTTGCCTTAGAGTTGCAAGTGTGTGTGCTTAAGTAGGTACACTCAGGCACTACCTAAGAAACCACAAGAACACACAAGACAACACAAGACAACACAAGAAACAGAACACACTAGGATTATACTTTAGTCTATAATACTAATGTCTAATACCACGGCAGGAAATAATCCTTACAATAGTTTCTAACAAGTTAGGAAATGCAGGAGCACATATAAATGAAATTTCAAAAAGGCGATAAGATTCTCAACAAGTTTATTGAGGATTCAGAATACAATAAGCAACTAAATGAGGAAATCATTTTCGGTTTAGTTATCATTGCATCAATCATTGCAGCATTTATCTAAGGAGTAACACCATGAACAATTACGAAACATTAATCAAAAACATTAACGAAACAGCACAAGAGATTCTAGTAGAAGTTGATAACGATCGGGACGTTGCGATTGATCGTTGCTATGAAGCTGCGGATTCTAGTGAGTACGTTAGCTACTATCATAAATCATGGGAGTTGATCGATATTATTAAAGACTATGATATTGATCGTTTCTATGAAGCTGAATCCGAAGTTTTTGAACTGTTAGTCGCAGACAAGAACACAACACTTAACCAACTTGCTACACTTATCGCATATCATATTGTGCGAGATCTATTGATTGATGCGGTTGAGTTAGAACTCGTGGAAGCATAAGGAGCTGATATGTATATTTCATTAAATACTACGTTTACCCAAGAACAACTTGAGAACGATTGGGAAGTTGTAAAAGATTATGGTGATAATATTATCGCTTATCGTTCTAAGCAGGCGAAAGGTATTCTGCGGATTATAGATACTGATAGTATGCACGATATACTTGAGTTTCATGGTAACCCGCATACAATATCTATTGCTGATGCAAAATTGAAAGCAGACAAGATAATGGGAGTGTAAGCAATGCAAACTGAATACATTGTATAAGGTTTACCGAAAGGCGAAACCATGGATTAACTCTAAACGATTCTATAAGTCACAACTGATAGGGATAATATTGACAAGGTAAAGAAACTTGCAGGAGCTGAGTGTTGGCATAGTTTTAGA